GTTTGTGACATCTTCTACAACAGAAGAGTTACGGAAAGCTTTTTGAACTTTCTTAGAGTAGATTACTGGCGAGAAATTGCCGTTGGGCAAGTTGCCATAACCTGATGCTACTGGAAATGCCATTTTATGTCTCCTTTGTGAAATGGCTAGAAGCTTTCGCTTCGGTCAGAACACAGAAGAGGACTCTGAGTGGCAGTATGGAGTAGAGGGTGCGTATACACTGCCGTATATACGGGCCTCGCCATACTGGTGGACTATTGTCGTATTTCTTCTGGAAAAAAGGACTATAGGGGTGGTCTAAGTCGAGGCCCTATTTCCTGTTTAGAGATTGAAGAAACAACCTCATCATAATCTTTACTTAAAGACTAAGAAGAACTTGTTACTACAATCATTATAACATTTTTACAGCCAACAGTAAATGGTCTTTATTATCTACTGTTGGCATTTTTTCTTATCGTGCTGCGCCTGATACGTCGTAAACGAAAGCACCTGTGCGCATTGCTTCCAAGATAGCGTCTTCATTCTTCTCGTAATCACGATCAGACATCGCTGCTACTTGGCTTTCAGAAAACTTAGCCTTGCCGCCTTGTGGGCTAGGTGACGTGCTAGATGTACGACCTACTGCTTGTGCTGCAGACTTAGGGTTAGCGGCAGTTTTACGCTTACCTGTATCTGCTTTGTACAAATCAATTGCACGAGATGCAGCCTGTGCGTCTGTATTGTTTTTATACAGTGCGTCCTGAATATACATTGGCTGTAAGGCTACCCATTCATGGAAGGCGGGGTCTTGCCGTATCTGCCCAAAGTCAGGATGTAGCTTCATAAGCTGTTGTTCAGCCTCACGGCGTGTCAGACTTGTCTCAATTTGCTCAAGACGCTTCTCACCATTCTTGAGATGTTCAGCAACTTCGTTTGCACGTTTACGAGCAATTGTGTCTACGATCTTTGCAACGTCTGGGTATTTCTTAGACCATTGCTCAATCTCTTCATCAGTCTTGGGAAACTTAATCTGTCCCCTAGCAGCCGTATCAAGTTGATTTTTAATATTCTCAATCTCTTGATCTTTTTGCTGCATTAGCTGTTGCATATGGCGACGTAAGTCACCGTAACGCTTCTTAAACGATGCTTCTTCACCGTCTTGGGGTTCAGGTCCGTCTTGTTGTACGCCCTGAGTTTTTGCTAGTTCTTCACTATAAGACAGTTCATCGTCTGCCTGATCTGCACGTTTATATCTTGCCATGATTTTTCCTTGGGGGCCGTATACGGGTAGCCCAATAAGTTTACGAGATGAACGCTACCTTTTTAGGTTTCATCATCCCATACAGCGAAGTCTTCGTGCCGTATTCACTTTCCTGATATTCTTCAGTTTCATTGACTTCGGGTTCTTCTTCAGTAACCTCCACAGACGCTACCTCTACCTCATTACCTTCTGGGGTTTCGGTAACCTCTTCAGCCTCTTCCACCTCTTCCTCTACGCTTCCTTCTTCGTCCACGTATTGGATAAGCCCATCAGCATACATACTCATGAGGCCCATTTTTGCTTCGGCTTCCATATCCATGATATGCTTCAAGCCGTGCCACTTAACGACATCTGCAGGCAGAACGTATTCGCCTTCAGAAATCATAATCTCAATATCATCACGCACATTCTCTGCGCTTGATCCGATAGGAATTTCGTTACCAGATACAGGATCAGTCATAAGACCATCATCACAACCACAAGGCATACCGCCGTGGTACATGCCGATCTTCTCTTCAGCTTCTGGATCATCATCCATCATAGCTTTCTGGACTGCTTCACCCCGTGCTTGCTCATAAGGTGTTATTTCATTGTTATCGTCTAAATCGGCTGCGTTGCGATCTAGTTGGAATTTCTTGTTAGCCATCTCTTCGCCTTCCTCAGTTTCAATTCCCTTTCGGGCAACGGCTAAACCGCCTAATGCAAAGCCTTCTTTATATTTTTGAACAATAGGGCCTGTATCGATACCGATCTTTTCTAGGCCAAGCAGACCTACTGCACCGCCTAGCTTGGCAGCTTGTTTGATTAGGTCACTAACAGAAGTACCCTCGTCTTCTGGATCGTTGTAGGGATAATCTTCTGGATACATAGCCATGAGAGCCATAAGTTCAGATTCAGCTAAAGCCTTTTCTTCGGCTTCTGTCATTTCATCCATTATTCGGCCCCCTTGATTGCTTCGTCACGCAATGTACTAAACCTACGAAGTTCTTTGATTGCGCCCTGTATCTCTAAGATACGATCCCGATCTTTCTCTTTCTCAAGATTGTCACGGTGTTGTTCGATACGATATTGTGCGTATTGGTCTAAGCGTTCCATCTGGTCTTTGTCGTTAACCAGAAGAAGCAGACTACGAAAAAACTGCTTGTCCATTATTGTACTGGTGGCTGATTAGGGGGCTGTTGAGGTTGCTGACCACCATTGTCTCCACCACCACCGCCAGTGAAGCCTGCAGCGTTAGGTTCTGGTGCATTTCCTGGTGCTATATTACCGCCACCATTGCCTGTAGGGTCTTGTGGGTTAGGTGCGCCACCTTCGGGTGCAGGCTGTGCCTGTTGAGGCTGTTGTGGCATCATAGCTTGGATGTCTGCCATCATCTTAGCCTGCATGATTGCTTCACGCTGATCATTCAGGATTTTATCTTCGTCTAGGTCCATAGAGGCCGCTAGTTCACGTAGCACGTAGTCGTACTTAACAAATGGTGCCATCTGTTGGTTAGATGTCATCTGCATGAACTGTAGCAGACGTTGTGAACGTATCTCGTTACGCATCAAGCTTTCTGTACCACGGGCTTTCACTTCCAGATCACCGTTGGTGAATTCTTTGTCGAAGTTAAACTGCATGTTGAAAGCAAAGAGTGCTTTACCCAGTGGGGCCAGAAGGTAGTCATCGATGTTACGCACTACAGCCTTAATGTTCTGTGCGGCTGCACCCATAAGCATGGACATACCAGAAGCGGTACGGCCTACCCCCATAATGCCCGTGGAACCGTGGCTATAAGATGGAATACCTGTGCTTTCATCTGATAGCTGACGAGCCTTATCAAACATCATTAACAATTCGTTAGAAACATTCGGGAACTTAGTGCCGAAGATAGCCTGTCCTGGTGCGCCTGCCTGTCTACGGAATACCTTTCCTGGGTACACTGATAGGTCTTGGCCTGGGACTAGGTTTGTTTCATCAATCTCAATCAGTAGGTTGCCTGATAGCGCACCATTGTCCACTGCCATGCGCATGAAGCCATTCATCAGCAACTGCGTGTCTTCCATGTTTTCTGCAACACCAATACCGAAGAAACCATAAGGATTTAATTCATAGGGTACGGCTGAGTAAGGAATACGGCTAGGAGTGAAAGGGTTTAGAACCAAACGCAGGATTTGTCCATTACATATCCAGACATTCACCTGAATTTCGTCCCGATCCTGTAATTCTTTTGGAATATCCAGATCAGCTTCTTCAGCCAGTTCTGCATCTAAGATACCCCAGTATTCTAGCACCTCATAGCGGTCAATCGCAGTAGAGTTACTGTTATCTTCTAGTGTATCTTCCCAATACTCTCGTTGGTACTGAGGGCCGTAATCAATCGCTAGTTCAATGCTTTCTTCACGGAAATGTGGACGCTTTTTAAGTCCACGCATCTGTGTACGGTTTAATCTGTGACGCTGAACGGTATATTCCGCTTCAGACATGTTACGTGCGTCAGGATCAGGATAGAAATCCCAGATAGAAACATATTCCACCTTTGGGATCGTTTCGTAGATAGGATCGTAGTTACCTTCTTCATCCCAACGTGGATATTCCTTATCGTAGGCAAATGGCCCTTTGATAATACCAGTACCAAACAAAGCTGTTTCAAATGCTACAGATCGTAGGTGCTTAGAGGCGTTGGTTTCCTCTAACTGATCGTGCATCTTCTTTTCCATGAGTTGCGCTGCACGTTTTGCAGGTTCCCATGTGGCTGAGTTAGGCAAAGTGCCTGCACCAACCTCTAGTTCTTCTTCAACAGGCTTTAAACTGTCTAGGTATATCCCAAGTTCTTTTTCAAGGTCAGGACGTACAACGGCACGGGGGACTTTATAGTCTACTTGTGCAACTTCTTGTACTTTTTCGTCTGTGAGAGCGTCTGCGCTAAAGTTAATCGCATCTGCTACGTTATTTGGGTAGCGACGGGCCTCAATACCAACAGGAAACTTCGATCCTGCAAACAATACGTCTACTAGCTGCGCATATGAGGCTAAAACCTTTGTCTTTGTAATCTTAACAAAGGCTTTTGACTTCTCAGAGTCGGTAAACTGGACATCAGAGCCGTAAATGCCACGATAATTGCGGTAAGCCATCAGCCAACGCTCTTCATCGTACAGTCGAGTGTCTTTAGAACGATTAAACTGGCTTTCAACGTAAGAAGCGAGGCCACTTAGTGACGTATTTTCCGTTTCAACGTCGTTACCCTCTTCTAAAGCAACAACATTTTCGTTTTCTGTAGCTTCTTCTGGGTCTAAACCCGTTGGTTTGTCCATTAATGCCATGTTTTAGTATCCAAATGTTGCATCTGAGGGTTTCCAGCGTTGTTGGGGTACGCCCTGTCCCCAATCAAAGGGAGAAGCAGCCCTTGGGCGGCTCATTACGCCGTATCTAACGCTATCGTATGCGTGATCTGAGGCGTATCTGGGGTCAATATCATCAGAACCTTTAGGGTCAGACGGTATGACGGGTAAATCTGCTATAATTTGCCGACATGTGTTGAAGAAAACTATACCCGCCAGTTCAGTTTCTTCGTTAACCTTTAGTCTTTCGTGCAATTGGTTCTTTCCTGCCACCCTTGCACCTGCAGTTCGATCACTGGGCCTCCAACGACAGCCCATTGCAATCATTTCTTCTGCGATAGACGGTCCAATTTGGCCTCGATTATGCCAACAACTACTGTCCAGAATGCCATATTGTATTTTTTCGCCTTGTTCAGCATCCATAACAGCCCTTGCAAGGTCTTTACCTGTATGTTTCGAGACATATAGTTCCCTATAAACGTATAAAGTTTCGTAGCTTGGGTCTATTGCGAACCAATGAACAGCAGAATAACTGCTATAGCCATAGTCGCATGAGCGAAAACGTCGCCAATCAGGTGGAATATCAAAAGGTTCAACAACATGAACACTTTGTTTAAACTCTGGGAACGCTGCCCCATCTGCTATATTCCAATCCCCTTCAAGCAACTGTCGTCTTTGCATCTCTGGAAGGGACAAAAGGTTAGCTTCGTATTGTCCACCCTCAAGTAAGTAAGGGTTATCTTTCAGTGATGCGGGGATAAAGCGTCTGTAGAATAGAGGTTGACCC